TAGCACTTTTCCAAGTCAGGTAGTACCAGACGCAGAGAAAAAGACTTATGAATATGGTTTAGCCGTAGCCACAGCTGTAGAAGGTGAGTGGTTTAGAGGAGACAGAGGAACTGGAAACGGTGGAAGATTTGGAAACAACTGGTCTAGATTTAATGATCTAAGACTTTATGCTCGCGGAGAGCAAAGTGTAGCTAAATACAAAGATGAATTATCTATAAATGGTGATTTGTCTTATCTTAATTTAGACTGGAAACCAGTAGCTGTATTATCTAAATTTGTAGATATAGTAGTTAATGGCATGACTGATAAAGGTTATGAAATAAAATCATTTGCATCAGATCCCTATGCTTTAAAAGAAAGAACCGATTACACTGCGAACATACTTAGAGACATGAACGCAAAACCTCTTTTAGAATCTATACAACAAAATTTAGGAGCTGATTTATCTTATACGTCAGATCCAACAAATCTTCCTGAGAGTAAAGAAGAACTAGATTTATATATTCAATTAAACTACAAGCAAGCTATTGAGATAGCAGAAGAAGAAGCAATATCTAATGTTTTTGATTATAATAAATATGAAGAAACAAAAAAACGTTTAGCTTACGACTTAGCGGTTATAGGTATATCAGCTGTTAAAACTAATTTTAATTTAGCTAATGGTATTACCGTTGACTATGTAGACCCAGCTAATTTAGTTTATTCTTATACTGATGATCCTAATTTTGAAGATATATATTACGTAGGTGAAGTTAAAAGTTTATCTCTTGAAGAAATTAAAAAACAATTTCCTAATTTAACGCAATCAGATTTAGAAGAAATACAAAAATATTCAGGTAATAATAATTATAGAAATAATTTTTATAATTATGATTACGATACTAATTTGATACAGGTATTATACTTTGAATACAAAACTTATTCTAATCAAGTATTTAAAATAAAAGAAACTGATCAAGGTCTTGAAAAAGCTCTTGAAAAGCCCGATACTTTTGACCCGCCTGAAAGTGATAACTTTAATAGAGTGCATAGAGCTATAGAAGTTTTATATAGTGGTGCTAAAATACTAGGTCAAGAAAAAATGCTTAAATGGGAATTGGCAGAAAATATGACAAGGCCATATAGCAACCAGACTAAAGTTCAAATGAATTATGCTATATCTGCTCCTCGTATGTACAAGGGTAGAATAGAAAGTGTTGTAAGCAAGTGCATTGGCTTTGCTGATATGATACAGCTTACCCACCTTAAAATACAACAAGTACTATCACGTATGGTACCAGACGGTGTGTATGTAGATGTAGATGGGTTAGCAGAAGTTGATCTTGGCAATGGTACTAATTATAATCCCGCTGAAGCTTTAAACATGTACTTCCAAACTGGTAGTATAGTTGGTAGAAGCTTAACGCAGGATGGCGATCCTAACAGAGGTAAAGTACCAATTCAAGAGCTACAAACATCTTCTGGTATGGCTAAAATACAGGCATTGATACAAACGTATCAGTATTACTTGCAAATGATTAGAGATGTAACCGGATTAAATGAGGCTAGAGATGGTAGTCAACCAGCTAAAGATTCGCTAGTTGGTTTACAAAAATTAGCAGCCGCGGCTTCTAATACAGCTACTAAGCATATATTACAATCTTTAATGTACTTAACAGTTCGTTCAGCTGAGAATATAAGTTTAAGAGTAGCAGATTCTTTAAGTTTTCCACTTTTAAAAGAAGCTTTGTTAAATTCTATAAATTCATTTAACGTAGCAACGCTTACAGAGGTTGGTAAATTAAACATGCATGAATTTGGTATATTTTTAGAACTTGAACCTGAAGAAGAAGAAAAGCAAATGCTTGAAAAAAATATACAAATAGCTTTACAAGCAGGGCAAATTGGTTTAGAAGATGCTATTGATATTAGGCAGATAAGTAATATAAAACTTGCTAATCAATATCTTAAACTAAGTCAAAAGAAAAAAAGACAAAGAGAGCAAGAGGCACAACAAGCAAATATACAAGCACAAGCGCAAGCTAATGCTCAATCTGCTGAGCAAGCAGCTATGGCTGAAGTTCAAAAACAACAAGCGCTTACACAAGAAAAAGTTAGTATTGAACAAGCTAAATCACAGTTTGAAATACAACGCATGCAGACAGAGGCTCAAATAAAAAGAGAGTTAATGGCTGAAGAATTTAATTACAATATACAGTTAGCAAGAGCTAGAGCTGATGTTGAAAAAACTAAAGAAAGCGAAATAGAAAATCGTAAAGACGAACGTGCTAGAATTATAGGTACACAGCAATCAGAAATGATATCACAGCGTCAAAACGATGAACTACCTAAAAACTTTGAGTCAGCTGGATTTGACTCACTAGGAGGATTTGGACTTGAACAGTTTGAGCCTCGTTGAAAATAAAATCCTTTAATTTTATACTATTATATTATGTTAGAACAAGTAAAACAAGAAGGAGAGTTTAAATTAAAAACTCCTTCAAAGCCTAAAAATTTAGGTGATAACACAGGTGAGCCTATTAAAGTTAACATGAAAGAACCTTTAGTAGAAGTAGAATCAAACATTACTAAAGTAGTGGTGCCAAAAGAAGAAGAAGATGCCGTTCAAACACAAGAGACAAATGATAGCAATGCTATTATCGAAGAGCCCCAAGACAGTGGCAACAGCGAAGAAGTGGTTGAAGAAGTACGGGCCTCCAACGAAGAAATAGATTCTCCTTTATCTGTTATTGAAGATACTGAAGAAGAAGAAAATAAAATAACTAAAGAAGTAGAGCAAGCTGTACAAGAGCAGAGGGTTCTACCTGAAAATATTGAAAAGCTAGTTTCTTTCATGGAAGAGACTGGTGGTACTGTGCAAGACTACGTTAGGCTTAATGCAGACTACACCAACGTTGATAACCAAGCTTTAATACGAGAGTATTATAAACAAACAAAACCACATTTAGATTCTGAAGATGTAAGTCTTTTATTAGAAGACTTTGATTTTGATGAAGATATAGATGAACCAAAAGATATACGCAAAAAGAAAATTGCGTTTAAAGAGGAGGCTGCAAAAGCTAAAGACTTTCTTGAAGGCTTAAAGAGTAAATACTACGACGAGATCAAGTTGAGACCGGGCGTAACTCAAGACCAACAAAAAGCTACAGACTTTTTCAACCGATACAACGAAGAGCAAGATGCGAATCAAGCTAAGCACGAAGTTTTTAAACAAAAAACTAAACAATTACTTAACGAAGATTTCAAAGGTTTTGATTTTAATGTTAGTGATAAGAAGTTTAGGTATGGTGTTAAAAACCCGTCACAGGTAGGAGAGCAACAATCTGATATTTCAAATTTTATTAAGACGTTCTTAAATGACAAAGGAGAAATACAAGATGCTAAAGGCTACCACAAAGCTTTGTACGCAGCACGAAATGCTGATACTATAGCACAACATTTTTACGAGCAAGGCAAGGCCGACGCTGTTAAAGATGTTATGGCTAAATCTAAAAATATAAGTAACGAACCTAGGCAAACAGCCACTGGCGATGTATTTATAGGAGGATTAAAAGTAAAAGCAGTTAGTGGTCTTGATTCTTCAAAATTAAAAATCAAAACTAAAAAATTTAACTAACTAAATAAATAAATTATGGCTTTAACTCCACAATTTGGTTCTTTGGTGCCAACTCAAACTCAACAGTTGTTGGCTTCAAACTACCTACAATTTAACACAGGTCAAGGTGCTGATTTCGCTCAGCAATATTTACCTGAGATTTATGAACAAGAAGTAGAGCGTTACGGAAACCGTACACTATCTGGATTCTTACGCATGGTTGGCGCGGAAATGCCAATGACATCTGATCAAGTAATTTGGTCTGAACAAAACCGTTTACACATCTCCTATGATAGTTGTACGCTACCTGGTGCTGGGCTTATTCAAGTTGTAGCTGCTGTAGCTGGTGGTGCAACTCAAGTTAATCAAAATGTTATTTCTATAAACGATACAGTTGTAATTTTAGATACTGTTACTGGCGCTGAGCAAAAGGGTATTGTTACCGATTCTTTAACAGCTATAGCTGGTGGTCGTAACGGTACTATTGCTGTTACTAACTGGGACGGAACAGTTGGTGGTGCTGGACTTACTAATGGTAGCATCAAGGTATTTGTATACGGTTCTGCTTATGCAAAAGGCACTAGTATGGTTAATGGTGGTACTGTTGCTGCTGGAACTCAACCTAGAGTTTCTGCTGAGCCTCAACTAACCCAATATTCTAATTCTCCAATCATTATCCGAAGCCAATATACTGTTTCTGGTTCTGATATGGCACAAATTGGATGGGTTGAAGTTGCTACTGAAGACGGTACTTCTGGATATCTATGGTATCTAAAAGCTGAGTCTGAAACTCGTTTACGTTTTGAAGACTACTTAGAAATGTCTTTGATTGAAGGTGAGTACAGCCAAATTGGCGCTGGCCTTGGTGTTGGTTCAGGTCTTGTTCCTGGTACTGAAGGTTTATTCGCTGCTATCCAATCACGTGGTAACGTAGAAGTAGGTTTTACTGCTGCTAACGGACTAGACGAATTTGATGCAATTCTTAAAAACCTAGATACTCAAGGAGCTATTGAAGAAAACATGTTGTTCTTACAACGTCAAACTTCATTAGACTTTGACGATATGCTATCTGCAATTTCTGCCGGTTCTGCTGGTGGTACTGCTTTTGGTCTTTTCGAAAACTCTGAAGAAATGGCATTGAACTTAGGATTCTCTGGATTCCGTCGTGGTTCTTACGATTTCTATAAGACTGACTGGAAATATCTAAACGATGCCTCTACTCGTGGTGGTGTTACTGGAATCAACTCTATCGAAGGTGTATTAATTCCTGCTGGAACAAGTACAGTTTACGATCAGATTCTAGGAAGCAACATCCGTCGTCCGTTCTTACACGTGCGATATAGAGCTTCACAATCTGATGATCGTCGTATGAAGTCTTGGCTAACTGGTTCTGCTGGTGGTGCTTTTACCTCAACTCTTGATGCAATGGAAGTAAACTTCCTATCTGAAAGATGTTTGGTAACTCAAGCGGCTAACAACTTTGTATTGTTCAAAGGAGTGTAATCACTTATTAATATCTGGGGCTACTTAATCGTGGCCCCAAATATTATTTTTTTTAATTATTTAATTTTATTATATCATGGCTAAAGAAGCTAAAGCAGTAGAAACAACTGAGGTTGCACCTCAAAAAACAGTTAAGGCTAAAACTGTAGAACAAAAGCCAAGTAAACCTGAATGGGAAGTTAAAGATCGTATTTATTATTTAACAGGAAATAAGTCTCCTTTAACTTTAAAAATTCCAGGTAGACACACTAAAAAACACGCGTTGTTATATTTTGATAATGTTACAGGAAAGCAAAGAGAAATTAGATACGCGACAAATCAAGACTCACCACTTGTTGATGAGCAAAAAGGTGAAGTAACTTTAGGTCATATTATGTTTAGAGATGGCTCTTTAACCGTACCTAAACAACAACAAAACCTACAAAAATTACTTTCATTATATCACCCTTTAAAAGATAGGATGTACAAAGAGTTTAGCGCTGTTGCTGTAGCTGAAGATGAGCTTGATGTAATTGAACTACAAATTGATGCGCTTAACGCGGCAAAGTCTATGGATATAGACCAGGCTGAAGCTATAATGCGTGTAGAAGTTGGTTCTAAGGTATCTCAGATGAGTTCTAAAGAACTTAAACGCGATTTGTTATTGTTTGCTAAAAACAACCCATCGCTGTTTATAGAACTAGCTAATGATGAAAATGTACAGCTTAGAAATGTAGCTATTGTGGCTGCAGAAAATGGAGTTATTAATCTTTCTCAAGACCAAAGAACATTTACTTGGGGTAGTAATGGAAGAAAACTAATGAACGTTCCGTTTGACGAAAACCCATATTCAGCAATGGCTGCTTGGTTTAAAACAGACGAAGGCGTAGAAGTTTATAAATCAATAGAGAAAAAACTTCTCTAACGTGTAATAATATACAAGGGCGTGTAATGCGCCCTGTATATAAATAAAAAATATTAATGGCAATAAACGTAAATACTGTATATCAAACCGTTTTGCTTATACTCAACAAAGAACAGCGTGGTTACATAACGCCTGATGAGTTTAACAAAACAGCTACACAGGTTCAGTTAGATATATTTGAACAATACTTTGATGATTTAAATCAACAGCTACGAGTGCCACAAGCGGACTATGATTACTCCGACAGACAATTAAATATTGATGAAAAAATATCAGTGTTTAAAAGCATAGGCACGTGTCCTTATACTGGTAATGTAGGTGAGTTTGGTCTGCCAGTTTTAGATGATAACTCTGGATTTACTATTGTTTATAATGATAATCCAGGTCAAAATGAATATGCCTTCTACGCGCTAGGAACTGTTACGTTTGAAAACCAAGACAGTTTACCTGTCGAACTACAAAGACTTCAAAGGTTCGACTTTTATAATATAGAAAGATCACCACTTACAAAATCAACAAAACAATTTCCTACATATTTGTATGAGAACAATGAAATATTTGTAAATCCAAAAACTATAACAGCTAATATAAAAGCTTCTTTTGTTAGAAAACCACTAGATATAAAATGGAATTTTATACCAGGAAATGTAGGTCAATATATTTATACTTCTACAGGTTCTCAAAATTTTGAACTTTTGTCTTCAGAGCAAGTTAACGTTATACTTAGAATACTTCAATACTCTGGAATAATTGTGAGAGATCCTCAAATTGTACAAGCGGCAGCTAGTGAGATACAACAAAACGAAATAAATCAAAAAAGCTAACGCATGGCATTACTCACAGAAAACAACAGACAGTACTACGAAGGCGCACAGTCATTTAAGGCTGATGCAGGTGGAACAGCGGGTCAAACATTTACAACTACATTTAATACAGATTTAATTTTTAAATCTTTTGATCCACAGGTAGTAAGCTACGCACAAAACAATTTTAAACTATATAGTAGCGCCACAGGCGGTGCCGGTAGTTATTCTGAGTTTACTTCAGCATATACTGTTTCTGGAAATACTATAACCGTAACAGGAGCTTTAGCCGCTAATTTAATTTTAGTTGTACAGCTTAAGAAGCTTGACGGCGGTAACTACGGTAACTTAATGACAGATAAAGCTTTTGGAACTGTTGTTGAAGATAATTACGGGTCGTATTCTTACACTAAACTAAACGATATTGTAAACAACTTTTTAGTAGCTTACGTTGGGGCAGGTAAATTAATACCAAACGTAAAACGAACTGATGTTATTTTTCACACTAAAAGAGCTATACAAGAGTTTAGTTATGATACGCTTAAAAGTAAAAAGTCACAAGAACTTACTGTGCCTAAAAATTTAAGCGTACCCCTACCGCAGGATTACGTTAATTATGTAAACATATATTGGGTTGACCATGCTGGCCGTCAGCATATTATAATGCCTACTAATAACCTACACCAAAGCCCTACAGAACTACCCGTTCAAGACACTAGCGGCGTTCCTCTTCAAGATAATTTTAACGATAATATAGAATCAGGTAATTCTATTATAGACGACAGATGGGCTAATAATGGTTTAGGTAATCAAGCAAATTTATTAAACGATTCATTTGCAGCTGCTGAGTTTTTTAATGATTACATTGGTATGGTAGGGTACGGCCAGCAATATGGATTAGAACCTCAGTATGCTAATATGAATGGTTATTTTAATATTAATGATAGAATAAATAAAATATCTTTTTCTAATAACTTAGTTGATAAAATAATAAACTTAGAATACATATCAGACGGTCTTTCAAGTGATTTAGATACTGAAATACCTAAAATGGCTGAAGAAGCATTGTATGCTTATATTATTCATGCTATAATTTCTACAAGAATAAATCAACCAGAGTATGTAGTACAAAGACTTAAAAAAGAAAAGTCTGCAAAACTACGTAACGCTAAAATACGTTTATCTAATATAAAACTAAATGAGTTTGTACAGGTTATGCGAGGTAAGTCTAAATGGATAAAACACTAAAATTAAATGGCTGAAGTTAAAAATGCTTTTCTAAAATCTAAGATGAACAAAGACTTAGATGCTAGACTAGTACCTAGTGGTGAATATCGCGATGCGCAGAATATACAGGTTAGTAAGTCTGAAGGTGATGACGTAGGTGCTTTAGAAAATGTATTAGGTAACGTTTCTATAGCCAACATAACTGCTGATACTGGTGTGCCAAATTTAAAATGTATTGGTTATTTTGTAGATGATTTTAACAATATAGTTTATTTATTTTTTACTGATAACTCTTTGTCTACGTATAATACTAGTGGCCAAAACTTTATATACTCTTATAATATTAATAACAATACTTTAAATCTTTTAGTTTCTGGTACTTATTTAAATTTTTCTCAAAAAAATCCTATAATAAGTGTAAACTTACTAGAAAATTTATTGTTTTTTACAGACAATAGAAATCAACCAAGAAAAATAAATATAGAAACAGCTCTTAATAATTCTACTTTTTATAACAATGAAGATAAAATATCTGTAGCTAAATACAATCCTTATCAAGCTATTAATTTAATAGAAACTACAGTAACAGGAACAGGGGTTGTAACACTTCCTACGACAAATTCTTTAACAGCTGTAATAACGTCTACAACTGGTAATATTCTAACTGGCGCGGCGGTAACTAGCACTGGAACAATTGTCGCGGGTACTACAGTTGCTAGCTTTGACAACGCTACTGGTACTGTTACATTTAATCAAGCTAATAGTCTCACCGCTCTACAAGACCTTACATTCACACTATCTGCTACACAAACTACTATGCAAGATGTTAGTAGTGAACTTTTACCAGACGGTACAACCACAAATCCATATTATAACCCAAACTTTTCTGGAGATCCTCAGTTTTTAGAAGATAAGTTTGTAAGATTTAGTTACAGATTTAAATTTGCGGATGGCGAGTATTCTATACTAGCACCGTTTACGCAAGTTGCTTTTATACCTAAGCAAGACGGTTATTTTATTGAAGGAGACGAAGAGCAAGCTGTTGCAAGTACTATTGTAGATTTTATGGAAAATAAAGTAACTCAAATAGATTTGCAAATACCATTGCCTTCTAGTAAGTCTACTTTAAACTCTAATTTTCAAATAACTGAAATAGATATATTATATAAAGAATCCGACGCGCTTGCTGTTCAGGTTGTAGACACTATACAGGTTAGCACGTTGTCAGGATCAGAAACAGTTCTTGAATATAATTATTTATCAACTAAACCTTTTAAAACTCTACCTTCTAATGAAATAATAAGGGTTTATGATAAAATACCCGTAAAAGCTTTTGGGCAAGAGGTTATTAGTAATAGAATTGTTTATAGTAATTTTCAAAATAAACATACACCACCTTCTGGTATTAATTATCAAGTAGGTGCTACAGAAAAATTAGCTAGCGCTAATACATATGGAAACGCAAAGTCACGTGTAGAATATCCAAACCATAGTTTAAAACAAAATAGAAATTACCAAGTTGGCATTGTGTTATCAGATAGGTACGGTAGACAGTCTACAACTATATTGTCAAACAACACAAGTCAATCTAGTGGTACTGGTTTTGGGGCTGACACTGTATACTTACCATACAATGCTAGTAGCGATTCAATAACATTTGCTGGAGATTCATTAAAAGTTTCTTTTAATAGTATTCTTACAGGTGTTGGATTTGATAAAAACGAAGATATCGGGACACCTGGTTTATATAATGGTACAGTAGGTAATGCTTCTTATAACCCTTTGGGTTGGTATAGTTATAAAATTGTAGTAAAACAAATTGAGCAAGAATATTATAATGTGTATGCGCCTGGAGCTATCAAAGGCACGCCATATTACATTGGAACAGCTACAGCTACAAATCCAGAAGAACAAAACGCATCGTTTATAACTTTATTAAATGATAATATAAATAAAATACCTAGAGATTTGTCTGAAGTAGGTCCTCAAGACAAGCAGTTTAGAAGTTCAGTTGTGCTTTTTGGTAGAGTAGAAAATACAGATAGAGCTTTTAGCAATATAGGCAATCAGCAGTATTTTCCTGGAAGAAAATCTTTTACAACTAATACTATAGAAGATTTATTTGATTTGTTTGATACAGCAGATTATGATGGTTCAGGTGGGGCTAATCCTCCTTCAATAACAAACGACACTAATCCTTATTATGCTTTTTATAGATCAGAATCAAATCCTTTTGTAGCAGAGTTTATTACTTCAAAAACCTCTGCGGATCAGTTTGGTTTAGTTAATATAGCTGAAGACGCAACAAACCCTGCTGTTTTTGTTAAATTTGGAAATTTAACTGTGTTAGAAACAGCCCCAACAGTTTCAAGATTAGATATATTTTGGGAGACGGCTACATCCGGTCTTTTATCAGAACTTAATACAGCTATTAGTGCTAGTGGTGGAGACACAGATGCCACGGGTATTGATGCTTGGAATTTTACTTTAGATGAAGCAGACGCGCCTGGAACTGTTATTGTCAATGATTTTTATTTTGTAAACAATCTTGGTGCTCAAATAACGCCTTCGTCCGCAACGCTTGAAAGTGTTGTTGATCAATTTGGAAATGATGTAATTAATAAATTTACATTTACTACTGGTGGCGTTGCTAATACCTATGATATAACAACAGCTTCTGTTGCTGGAGGCGCGGCAGCTGATGCGTATTTTTACTATGATAATCCACAAGGTTATACATATACATTTACTTTTAGAGTTAATGATACAGATCCAAATGTAACTATACAAGGTCAATTAGGAAATATACCTCCAAGTATTACAAACACAAGCCCTATAACAGTTGAAAAAGGAACTGAAATAATCATACCTACTATTAATGCTGTTAACGGTTCTAATCCTTCTGGTGGTCAATCTACAAGTGATATAACTAATACTATAACAGCTCAGTCACCTGCTGGTATTTATACGTTAATAAACAATGGTACTAGAGTTATAAACACATCTGCAGCCGCGATAGGAACTGGACAATTTACTTTGCAGACATGCGATGCAGGTGGTTCATGCGTGTCAAATACTTTTATAGTTAATTTCACTGAACCAGCTGTAGATTCAGATTTTAACATTAGTGGCGGTAAAACAATAAATGACGGTGATGGCGTGGCTCTTTGGTTTGCTGACAACACTACAAACCTTACAGCTAATATACCTAATTATTTAGACGGTGGATCCGGCATAACAGCAAGAGACTTTCTATTTGGTTTCCAAGCCCCAACATCTACAAGTACCACTCTACAAAGAGACGTTTGTCTGCCAAACGTAGCACCTCAAGGTGGTAGTGGCACTTTCACTAATCAAACTTTTAGTAGTGGTCTTACTACAGGAGGTACTTTTTACGTTTGGGTCGAAGGTATAAACACAAATAATTTAATACCAAAACCTGCTAATAGAGCAGATGATAGAGTTCCTCATTTAAACACAAGATATGCTATACAATATAGAGCTAATTCAAGCTCTAGTTGGCAAACAGCTGTAGACATTTCAAACACTAGTTTAGACGCTAGCGCTACGACAAGTACTTGGGATTGGGATTTTAATCCTGGTGGAACAGATAGAGGTTTAATCTCTAACACAAGTAATTATGATCCACAAAACCTTGCGCAAGGTCTTCACCTTGTTAGAAGAACACCTAGTACTACTGGCACGTATGATCCAGCTTACTCAGGTCAAGTATTTGCATTTAATACAAATGGAGAATATAGAATAATACTTGGAAATCTTAGTGGTGGTAGTCTTGATGTTGGTAGATCTATTGGTCAAGTACCTTGGGAACAGTTTGGTTTCTTTTCTAAAACAGGTAATTATGAGCTAGAACAAAAACTTGGTTGTCCCAGCCCTACGGGTGATGATACACCTTTAACAACTAAAACAAGTAAAGTATACGTGCATGATTTTAGCGCGCCTGAATCAAATATAGCCCCTGATTATGGTACTAATCCAGGCGTTTACAGATATCAAATAGCTAACAACAGTACTTGTAGTTCTACATTTGCATCGACAGGTGTTAATTACTATGCAGCAGAGCCTTTTGCTAAATACGTTACACAACTTTATACTGATGTTAATTTAGTTAACGAAGCTACATTTACAAGTCAAGCGGTAAAAAGATTTAGAAGAATGCAACTTATAAGTACAGCTGGCACTGATGTAAGCAACCCTGAGTATACCAATCAAGGTGCTTACACAGCTACATTTACAACAGCAGCTGTAAGAACTGGAACTGTAACACGTTGTTTATATACTTAATTTATGGCAGCAATAGTAGAAGTAAAATATTTTAACTCTTTTTTATTAAAGAAGACAGCTCCACAAAACGCTAGCTCTACCACGCCACCAGTCTGGAATGGTTCTACCGGTGTTCCAACTGGTATAGCAGGTGCTTATCCTCAGGTTTCTAACGCTGTGCAAGCAGATAGCTGGTCTATTGAAGAGGCTAGAATTAGAGGAGGTTATAACAATGTTATTGTTGATTTAGGTGTAAAAGCTTATTTAGTTGAAACAGAACCTAACGCGGTGTTTAGAACTAATAGCATGATATACTCTGGTATATTTAATTCTAGAACAGGTATTAATGACACTAACGTGTTTAGCGTAGGTGAAGATATAACTAGATCTGTAGACCCTGCAAATGGTAGTATACAAAAACTATACGCTGAAGATACAAACCTTATTATATTCCAAGAGAATAAAGTTAGTAGAGCTTTAATAGACAAAGATGCTATATACTCTGCTGAAGGCCAAGGCACTGCCGTAAGCACTAGTAGATTAGTTATAGGTCAAATAGTACCTTATGCTGGCAACTTTGGTATATCTAAAAACCCTGAAAGCTTTGCTGTGTATGGTTATAGAAAATACTTTACAGATAAAAATAGAAACGCTGTAATGCGTTTGTCTCAAGATGGTCTTACAGAGATATCTAATTACGGTATGATAGATTATTTTAGAGATCAATTTAATAATTTAAATACCGTATCTGTTAATGGAAAAGCTATAGGCGCTTGGGATATATATACTAAACAGTACGTATTAAGTCTGCAAGGTCAAGACATACCTATTACAGCTGCGAATAGTTATCAAACACTTTCATTCGATGAGTCTGTTAGAGGTTGGACTAGTTTTTATACGTATCAACCTGAACAAACTTTTAGTATTCAAAGCAATTATTTTAGCGTTAAAGATGGTCAACTATGGCGCCACAACAATGCAACACTTCAAAATAACGATAGGTCTATATTTTATGGGGTTTATTCTGATTCATTAATTTCGTTTGTATTTAACCCCCAAGTTAGTTTATCTAAAGTATTTAAAACAGTTAACTACGAAGGGTCTACAGGATGGGAAGTTTCCAGTTTTAACGCTGCTAGAAGCTTTGAATTAAATGATACTTCAAACTTAGTTTATAGCTATGATGAAGGCGCTTATACAGAAAACGGCATACAGTACTATGCTGGCTTTTATAATAAAGAAGGAAAATACTTTGCTAACTTAGTTAATAGCAGTCAGCCAACAACAGGTGAGGTTGTTTTTGGTGATAACATGACAGGTGTAAAAGGTTACTATGCAACTGTAACTATAAGTACAGATAGCTCTACGCAAGTAGCTGGAGCTGGAGGTAAGACAAGAGAATTATTTGCTGTATCTTCACAATATGTAGAATCAAGTTATTAATGGAATTAAATAAAATAAAATCTAATAAATTAGCTAACATAGCTGAGTTTAGAAATAAAGTAATGTCTTTAGAAAATAAAATGTTATCTTCTGACAATGAACATATTGTTAAAGGTAACTCTGATACGTTTCCATTAACGCATTCTTTTTCAGATGGCGTTTATATAAGAGAAATGTCTATGCTAAAAGGCGGTATTGTTATAGGTAAAATACATAATAAAAGCCACACTTGGTTTTTAATGAAAGGTAAAATAAAAGTAGCTACAGAAGACAGCGTGGTTACTTATTCAGCGCCAACATATGTAAATGCTAAAGCTGGTGCTAAAAGAGTTATAGCTGCAATTGAAGATTCTGTTTTTGTAAATGTACACCCAAATCCAGATAATATAAAAAATACAGACGAATTAGAAAATATACTTACATGTAAAACATATGATGAGTATATAAATTATAAAGTTAAAAATTAAGAAATATGACGATGGTAACGGCCGGTTTGATTTCAGGAGGTGCTAGTCTTTTAGGCGGACTATTTGGTGCATCTTCAGCTAAAAGAAGACAAAGAGCAGCTGCTAAAGAGAAAAAAAGATTAGAGGCTAAACTTACTAATCTTGAAAACAATAGGCAAGCTGTTGTTAATCCTTATGAAACTGTTAAAGATTTGTCTGGCATGATTAGTAATCCATACGAAAACTTAGGGGTTGCTACGCAAGCTGCTAGAAATCAAGCGGAGCAGGCAGATATTTCTTTAGCTAATACATTAGATACATTGAGAGCTACTGGCGCTTCGGCTGGTGGTGCAACTGCTCTTGCTCAGGCAGCGCTGCAAAGTAAAAAAGGTGTATCAGCTAGTATTGAACAGCAAGAAGCCCAAAACGAAAAGCTTAGAGCTCAAGGCGAACTAGCCGAAACAAAAGCGCGTATGGCTGAAGCTCAAAGAATTCAAACTGCAGAGGCTGCTGGAAAACAATTTGTATTTAGCGCACAAGAAAATAGAGAAAATGCTCAACTAGATAGAGTATCTGCTCAACTGTCAGGCGCGCAACAGCGTGAAGCTCAAGCAGCATCAGACAAGGTAGGGGCAATAACAAGCGCTGTAGGTTCTATAGCTAATGTTGCTGGTAGTTATATGAGTGGTAAGGCTCAAATAGACGCTGCTATTGCTGGAAAAACTGGTGTAAATCCATATACATAATAAATTATGAGTTATAGAAATCCAAGACAATTTATAGATACTTCTACTGCAAAGCATTTTGAAAGACTTCAACAAAATATATCTGGATCATTTGCTTCATTTGCTAAAGTATATGGTGACTCTTATGCTAAAGCAATAAAAGAAGAGCGTGAAAGAATAAAAGCTAACGAAGCTGCTATTTCTAAACGTAATGCTAAAATAGAAGATGATGCTAATAAAATAAGATTAGATGGGGCTAAAGTTAGAGCGAATAATCCTTCTATTAGTTTTCAAGATTTAAACGAAGAGGTAACTACATTTGCCTATATTAAAAATAAACTAGACTCAAACCTTATAACAGATACAAAAGAAAGATCTAAAGCTAATCAAAGAATAATATCTATAAAAGCGCTACCAGAACAATATAGAGGAGGTTTAGAAAACCTTATTAGTGTTGGGCAAGACTATAGCGAAAAAAGTAATCTTATGAATCAGCCAGGTGGTTTTTACGGTGGTGCAAATTCTAGATTGTTTGAAGATTTTGGTGTAATAAGTAACAAAATAAAAGGTAATGTTAAAGCGCAGCACAAATATTTAGAAGATACTAACGTATATGAAATAGGTTATTTAATTACTCCAGAAGGTGAAGAGCCTCAGTATTATTCAGGCGCAAGATTAAAAGAAATTGTTAATAGTAGAGATGGTAGCATGGTTACTATACCTGATGAAACAAAAGATTTTATTACAATGCGAGATTCTGTAAGAGGCTATAATGAAGACAGTGAAGTGAAAGAATTTCCAGAAAATCTTCTTATGGGTGAAGAGTACCAAGAAGTTATAGACGGTGAGTTGGTAACATTTAGAAATGTAAATGCTGGAGCTGCAGAAAAAAAAGTTAATGCTCAATTAGATGCAAATGTTGATGGTGATGCGTTTACTGACTGGGAAAGAGTTGCTTTTTTTAACACACAAATTGATCCTAATAATCCTCTTATACACCCTGATTCTACAGATTTTGATAGAGACATAAATAACAAAAGGTTTTCTGAAGGTTACAAGGAGTATTTTATAGAAAATTTTGTTCCAAAAAGAATAGCTTTAAATAGACGTAGGCTAAGCCAAAAAGAATTAGATGCTAGAGCTGGCTTTACTTCGGAAAATCAACTGCAGCAAAGAAAAGAAGATAGAGTTGAAGAAATACAAAACTTAGGTCTTAATGAACAAAAAATAGAAGATTATTTTACTGGTAAAAAATATAACAACAAGCGTATACTTGGAATTGAAGGAAATGTTGTTCAAAAAATAGTTGGTGGCAAGCCTAGAAAAACAATTAATATACTTGTAGAAACTGGTAAAGATACCCAAGAATCAATAGAAATTGATTTAACTACACCAAGTCAAATAAATAACTTACTTGATTTATTATCAGATCCAGGAGTAAACCCATTGCTAAACAATTAAATTATGGTAAATACAGATTACACTTTTAATGGTGAACCAATAAGTGAATCTTTTGTTATTGAAGCTGCAGAAGTTGAAGGGCTTTCTGTTGATGAATATGTAAATCAAAAAGATGGTTTAGAGATTGTAGAAGTTACAGACGAAATACAAACACCTGTAACTGAGGGAAAGACAAACGGTGCTGTGGGAACGGATGCGGCTGTAGCACCAGTAACAACTCCAAGCAGAGCATCCATGATTGTAGATGCTCAACCAGAGAGTACGGAATTAGAATTGGTAGATACTTCTGGGGAATCACAACCAAGACGTAGTATAAGAGCTCAAGGTAGACAAAATCAAATTGAAAAAAATAAAGAAAATAAAAAACAAGAGGCCAGGCTAGCAACTAAAGAAATACAAACAGCTCAAGAAAATATACCTCAAGAAGATATACAAACGCAGCAAGCAAATATATATTTTGATTTACCAAGTATAGCCCCTAGAGACAAAATGGATTATGTCTATTCAGGCGGTTATGGTATGGGTCAATCTTCTAAACCTATGTTTGAATCTGATGAAGATTATACCGATTATTTAAAAGGTAAACTAGGTGATAAATATAATCAATATATAGAATTTAATAAAACAGGTTCTATAACACCTAATGGTACTCAAGAAAATGAAGACCAATTAAGATCTTTACAGTCACAAGCTAGAGATGAAGTGTCTGCTAAAATAGCTAACGATATGCTATTTAATGTTCCTGAAAATGCACAGCAGTATATGACATCAAGTCCTTTGTTTGCTACTGGTAATACTCTAGAAGAACAAAAATTTGTTATAGATGAATTAGCAAACAACATAGGTCAAATGAGAGTGAACTACGCTGAAGGTGTTGAGCGTTATAATGAAAATGCTGTTCCATTAATAAATCAAATAAAATCTATAGATAATACTATAAAAGATTTAGGCGGAACTAATAAAGGTTTACAATTTTATGAACCTGGTCAAGTAGGAGGTTTAGACTCTCCCAGACGTATACAGCAGTATAACGATTTAATAGAACAAAGAAATTCTTTATTAAACCAATACAATGAAGGAGGTTTTAATGTTTTATACGATGGTTTAATATCTCAAGAAAGAGTAATAAATCAAGAAGCTGAAAATTATATTAACCTAGTTAACACTACTAGAAACAAAATAGTAGATTCTGAATTATTAAAAGACGCTATATCAAAAGATTATTCTGCATCTGCTAGAGTTGGTAGAGCTTTTGATGAGTTTTTTTTACAGAGCGGTAGAAACGTTTTAGATCTTAGCGCTGAAATAGGTTTACAAGCTTTTAAGTTTTCGTTGATGCCTCAGTATAGACCAGCTATAGACGACGTCATAAATGTTGTTCAGCAGAACAATAAAAATTATAACTTAGAAATAGATGCTAAAAGAAAACAACTTCCTACAGCTCCAACGTTAGATGATATAGGTGAAAACAATATAGGGTTTTTTGATTGGTTTTCTGTGGCTATGCAAGACAACTCTCCAACTATAGCTACAACTTTTATACCAGGTGGATTAGCAGCTAAAGGTGCTGCTGGTGTTAAAGCGGCTTTTAAAACCGGAACCCTTGCCGCTAAAAAA